AATGTAATCGATCAATTTCGATATATTTATAAACAAAAGTTTTATGTCTCAGCCATTACCAAAACAGGCAGCAATAAAGGATAGAATACGTGAAGAGTTCGTGAAATGCGCTACAGATCCGGTGTATTTCATGAAGAAGTATTATATGATTCAGCATCCTCAAAAAGGCAGGATGTTGTTTGATTTATATCCATTCCAGGAATCAATGCTAAAAGTATTCGCTGGAGATCAAAATGTAATAATAAACAAATCAAGGCAGTTAGGAATCTCAACACTAGTATCAGCGTATGCTCTTTGGTTGATGATATTCCATAAAGATAAAAACGTACTTGTAATCGCAACCAAGCAGGAGACTGCAAAGAACATGGTTACAAAAGTAAGGTTTGCGTATGATAATCTGCCTTCGTGGTTAAAGATAGGCGCAACAGAAGATAACCGATTAAGTCTAAGACTTACAAATGGTTCTCAGATTAAAGCGGTTTCTGGAGCAAGCGACTCTGCACGTTCTGAAGCCGTATCTCTGCTTGCAATGGATGAGGCTGCCTTTATCGATAATGCAGAAGAGCTTTTCGGTTCCGCTCAGCAAACTTTGGCAACCGGTGGTAAATGTATCGCACTATCGACTCCAAATGGTGTAGGTAATTGGTTCCACAAAACATACACAAAAGCGCAGAAAAAAGAAAACAGCTTTGTACCAGTATCACTTCCTTGGACAGTACACCCTGAGAGAAGTCAACCTTGGAGAGATAAACAAGACCAGGATCTAGGACTTAGAATGGCAGCACAGGAATGTGATTGTGACTTCTCAAGCTCAGGTAATACAGTGATTATACCAGACATATTAACTTGGTACGAAGAAAACTCAGTATTAGAACCATTAGAAAGAAGAGGACTTGATAAAGCAATGTGGATCTGGGAATACCCAAGTCCATTAAAAACATATCTACTATGCGCAGACGTCGCTAGAGGAGACGGAGCTGACTATTCCGCATTCCATATCATAGATGTAGATACGCTGACCCAGGTAGCAGAATATCAGTCCCAGTGCGATACCAGAGAGTATGCCAAGACTATACTTGCGGCAGCATTTGAATATAATAATGCGCTAGTCTCTGTAGAGAATGCAAACATAGGCTGGGACGTTCTACAAACTTTGATTGAGAGTGGATATCAAAATCTACATTATTCACATAGAACTGACTTTAGCTTAGATCAAGAAAAAAGACTTGAGAGATACGGATCAAATGATTCTTTAGTTCCAGGGTTTACAATGTCATCGGCTTCAAGACCATTGATAGTTGAAAGAATGAGGGACTTCATAGAAACAAAGCAAGTAAAAATAAGATCAATCAGACTTTTAGAAGAGCTTAGAGTGTTTATATGGAAAAATAGTAAAGCTCAAGCGATGCAGGGATATAATGATGATCTTGTAATGTCTTTTGCAATATCTATGTACATGAGAGACTCTTCAATTAGATTTAGAAGAACAGCAGAGAGTTTAACATACGCAGCACTAAACAGTATAAAAAAGGCTAGTGACGCACCAGTATATAATACAAGTAATTTCATGACTCATAACCCATGGCAAATGGAGGTAAATTCCCAAGGTGGAAACTCTGTAGAAGATTTGTCTTGGTTATTATAAAAACAAAATATGGCAGCAGTACAACAGAATTTATTTTCTACACTCCGTAGGCTATTCAGCACAGATGTTATCATAAGAAATGATGGCACTGGAAATATGCTAGCAGTTATGGACACTGATGGAGCACAACAAAACGGTGTAATCCAGACAAACTCACTGATAGATAGGTTCCATAAAGTTTATACCACATCAACAGCGTATGGTGTAAACCTGAATCTTGCAATGAACTATCAATCAGCAAGGGTTCAGATATACGCTGACTATGATGCAATGGACACAGACGCTATTGTGGCTTCTGCACTTGATATCATAGCAGATGAGTGTACACTAAAGAATGAGCAAGGTCAAGTACTCACAATCAGATCATCAGATGAAAATATACAAAAGATCCTTGAAAACCTCTTTTACTCAGTACTAAACATTGAGTTTAATCTTTGGTCTTGGATTAGAAATATGTGTAAGTATGGAGACTTCTATTTGAAAATGGAGATCTCAGATAAATTTGGAGTATATAATGTAATCCCATTCTCGGCATATAATATAGTTCGTCAAGAAGGTTACAATCCAAACAACCCAAATGAAGTACGATTCAAATTCGATCCTAACGCAGCTCTGGCAGCAACTTCAGGATATACATCAGCGTTTAATAATCAAGATCCTGGTGTGTGGTTTGATAACTATGAAATGGCACATTTTAGGCTAGTTGGGGACGTTAACTATCTCCCTTATGGTAGATCATATCTAGAGCCTGCAAGAAAGCTATTTAAGCAGTATACGCTCATAGAGGATGCAATGTTGATTCATAGGATAACACGTGCCCCAGAGAGAAGAATATTCTATACAAATGTAGGAGCAATACCACCAAATGAAGTAGAAAACTACGTACAGAAGATGATCAATAAGATGAAAAAGACTCCTCTTATCGATCCACAGACAGGACAGTACAACTTAAAATACAATCAGCAGAATCTATTAGAAGACTTTATCGTTCCAGTAAGAGGAAATGATACTTCTACAAGAATTGACACAGCAAAAGGTCTAGAGTATAATGCAATAGAAGACGTTGTGTATTTCAGAGAAAAGCTATTTGCTGCTCTGAAGATACCTAAAGCGTTTATGGGATATGAAAAGGATCTTACTGGTAAAGCTACTTTGGCAGCAGAAGATATCAGATTTGCTCGTACAGTAGAAAGATTACAGAGGATTGTAGTATCAGAAATGAAAAAGATTGCACTGGTTCACTTATATGCAAATGGATATACTGATGAGGGCATGGCAAACTTTAGCCTTAGTCTTACAAATCCATCTATCATATACGATCAGGAAAGGATTGCAATGTTCAAAGAAAAGATTGATCTTGCAGCACAGGCAGTAGAAGGATCAATACTTCCTAAAGAGTACGTATGGGAAAATATCTTTCATATTTCTCCAGATTCATTCGGTGAGATGGAAGATATGATAGTAGAAGATAAGAAGAGGAAATTCAGATATGACCAAATAGAAACAGAAGGAAATGATCCGCTTGACTCTGGAACTGCGTTTGGAACTCCATCTCAGATCGCTGGATTATACGGAGGCAAACCAACTCTTAATGTACCTCCAGGATATAATGAGACAAATCCTTCAGAGCCGGTGAAAATGCCAGGAAGACCAGAGAAATACAAGTCTATCATTGGCACAGATAAAAGTGCATTTGGTAGAGATCCTATAGGCAAAAAAGGAATGACTTCTAATATGGAACGTGGAGAAGATAAGGTAGAATATAAAGGAGGTCCTTTAAGCTTTGAGAGCACAATGGCAGTTTATCTACAAAATAAAGAAGGTCTATCAAAGATGTTTGCAGGAAAAAAAGTAACATTATTTGAAAATCAAAGCGAGACTAGTGGGTTGTTAGATGAAAGAAACATTAAAGACGACGCAGTCGAGGGATAATTACATATATTTATAGGTAGAACTGATTCAATTCATGGCATCATTCAAACATTCAAAATATCGAAATTCTGGCATACTATTCGAGCTTCTGGTTAGACAGACCACAGCCGATCTTATTGCCAATAGAGATTCAAAAGCAGTAAAGATACTAAAGAAGTATTTTACAAACACTGAGCTCGGTAGAGAATATGCTCTGTATAACAATGTGATCACAAGTCCAAAGTTATCAGAGTCAAAGGCAGAAATGCTTATATCAACCATTGTAGAGCAATACAAGAAACTAAACAAGGAATCTATACAGAAGCTGAAATACAATCTTATAAAAGAGATCAAATCAAGCTATGACATAGACGAATTCTTTAAAGCAAAAGTAGACAACTACAAGACTTTAGCCGCAGTATACAACACGCTTGAATCTCAAAACACAAAAGAAGTAGACGTAAGACAGGTATTCCTAAATAAGGTAGTGGTACTAGAGCATGTAACAAAATCAAAAATTGAAAACATGCCAGCATCAAAAACCATCATGGAAGAACTGATGCAAGAAGACAAAGAGATCAGACTGCTTACTTATAAGATACTCGTAGAGAAATTCAATCAGAAATACGATGGTCTATCAATAAGGCAAAAAGATGTACTTAAAAACTACATCGTAAGCATATCAGATACTACAAAGCTAAACTCATACGTAAATACTCAACTTACAGAGATTAAATCTGAGATACAGACTATATCTAAAAAAGTAACTGATCAAGTAGTAAAGATAAAGCTAGACGAAGTAGTAAAGCTAATCCAACCAGTAACAAAGATAAAAGACGAAACTATAGCAGGTCTTTTACAGTATATAGATTTGATAGACGAGCTTAATAACGTACAGAAATGAGTGACATGCAATCAATGGTAGATAGGATGAGAGATGATGAAAATCAACCAAGTCCAGAAGAGCAAGAAATGGCAGAGCAGCTCATTGATATGTTATTCGCGGCGGTAGAATCTGGAAAGATAACCGCAGAGCAAGCAAAAGAAATCATCAGAAATGCTCCAGATACAATGGAAGAAATGTCAGCAACTGGAGCAGGAAGCACTACCGGTGGCACATGGCAGGGCGGTGGTGGAATGGCATATGCAAAAGCGTTAGATAAACAAAATAATGAAGTAAAAGATAAAGAACCAAAACTCGCTGCAGGAAAGATTAAACAAAACTACGCAGTAGATCATTTTGGTTTTACGCCAGCCCCTTCAATACCAAATCGCAAATCAACCGGAGGATTCCAATATAAAGACTTATGGGGAGAATCTGAAAGCCTGCAAGAAAGTTACTCTCAATTTAAAAAAGCAGCAAGAGAAAGAAATGGCGCAGGTCAACTAAATGCTGGAATGGGAATAGTAAGAAAAAAACTTGCAGAAGTCAATAAAATGATGGAGTATCTTGCTACCCTAAAAAGTGATCTATCAACTGCAGGAATGGTCAATGAAACCGCTCATACAAAAAAATCAATGGAAAAGATGAGCAGGATGATAAAGGATATTTATATAAAACACAAAAAACTCAAATAAAATGGCAAAAGCAGGTGCTATAGGTAACGGAAACAAAACCACATTTGGTGTAAGAAAGAAAGGTTGTGCCCAGAAAGCATACAATAAACATAGACCAAAGCCAAAGAAATATAGAGGCCAAGGTAGATAATCGATATTTATTATTAAAAATATAGAAAAATGACAGTAGCAAACTTATTTGCGCAACATAGAGCCGGTAAAGTATCAAAAGAGAAATTCTTATATGAAGTTCGTCGTGATGCTCAGCTTCCATTTATATCTAACTTGACTTCGTATGAAGATGCGATTAAGATGCTGAAGCAGAAAAGTGTCATAAAAGAAACATACGATTATGATTTGAGTCAGCATGAAATACCTAATCTTAGCGCAGAGAAAATTGGCACACTTCAAACATTGGTTAATCTATTACATAAAGATCAAAATTGGTGGAATAGTCAATATCCAGATAATGGTGGAAATGCAAGTAGAGTAATCAATGATATATCTGCAGTAGTTAGAGATTTACCAGATTTTCTTAAAAGATATCAGAATGATAATCCTATACCTGTAGTTAATTTTTTGAAAAAGCAAATCTCAAGCAGATATTCATATGGATTAAACGAATCAAAAAAGATCATAAAAGAGCAAACTGACTTACATCTTCAAATAGATAGACTTAATCCTATCTTAGTTAAAAAGGCTGTCAATTCTGAGCTTGCAAAGCTTCCTATGATAGATGCTCAAGTGTATCAAAAGATGACAGAGAAGGTAGTTAAGAAGCTACAGAAAGATCCTAAAGCATATGATGATGTAGTAGTGGCAAATGCAAAAGAGATTCACAAGATAGATGAAAAAAGCAAGATGGTTCCTGTAAAAAAAGAACTCAAAGATCCTCATCATCAAATGAAATCTCCAAAAGGCATAGAAAAGATCAAATCAAACACAAAAGCTTCTAAGACTGAAAACAAGAAAGGAAAGCCAAAAGGTGTTAAAGAGATGTCAAGCACTGCAAAAGGTCACAAAGGCGTTGAGCAGATGAAGCAACCAGAGAAGAATCACAAGATAATGGAGTCTCTTTTATCTTTCATGTTTAAAAAAAAACTAAATGAGGACATGCATCATGAGTACGGAGTAGGTCAATCAATTGATACTCCAGATGGTCGTGGTACAGTAAAAGAGATAATAGGCAGCACAGTAACGTTAGAGTTTGAAAGTACTGGAGATCTCAAAGACTACCAAATGAATGTTCTAACTCATTTCAAAGAAGAGGCAAAGAAACCAGTAGAAGAAAAGACTCCTGAGGTAAAGAAGGAAATGCCAACAATGGATGAAAAGAAAGACACGGTGATCAAAAGGGTGATGGAGTTTCTGAAAAAGA